TGCTGATAAACTTGTTACACCAGTTGCAAGTGTGTAAGTATTTGTTGTTGTATCACTCGCAGAATTTTGTATTGAAACTTTTAAAGTTGATGTATCAGCATTTACACTTGGTATAATGAATCTTTGGTCAACATCTGTACTATCCACTGTATACTTAAATGTGACAAGTGTGCCTTCATAAACAGATAGATTAGAAAACTTATAAACACCAGCAACTGGTGAAATAGTTTCTGATGCGTTAGTGACAAACTGATAAGTTTCACCATCAACTGTAGTTGTAAATGCTGTACCTTTTACTGCTGTTACAGTTGCTGGACTACCAGTTACATTATTTAAAGTAACATCAATAGTTGCGTTTGGTGACTTTGGTGATGTTGGTGTGTAACCTAACATCTTTGCGATTGATACAATATTTTTTCTAATGTCAGCGCTGTCTAGGTACATTTCATTTGCTAACATATTAGCATTAAAACCTAGGTAGTGAGTATTGTATGCAAGTAAATCTAATAAAACTGCGAAACCTGAACCTTCAAAATCGTAGTCCTGAAATTCTGATTGACTTTGTAAAAATGTTTTGAGATTTGCTTTTACATCATCAAAATCAAATTGTGATACTTCTAATTTGTTACTTGCCATCTTATCTTAATCTTTCTAAAAATGTTTCTACTGTAATTGGATTCTGTATACCTATAACATAAAATTTAATTTCAAGTTTATATCCATTTCTATCAATATCAGGATCAGCCAATATTTGAGTAATATTTGCTCTTGGCTCAAAATTATTTAAAACTTCTTCAATCTTTCTTTGTAAGTTTAGAGCTGTTAAAGGTGTCATTGGTTCAAATAACAGTGCTCTTACATTTCCACCAATCTCAGGGTGAAAAGGTCTTTCAAAGTGATTAGTATTAATTAAGTTTCTAACACTTCTTTTTACTGATTCAACATCAGTCAACTTATTAACATCATTTGTAACAGTGTTTCTACCAAAGTCTAAATCTAAATCTTTGTATATTCTGGTAGCTCGTTTACTATTATTAGTTGCGTTTAAGTTGGCCATACCAATATTTATACACTAACCAGAGAAAACATTTGAAGAACCTGAAGTCATTGCTCCAGCGTCTGCACTATCACCTATTCTCGCCACAAAGGCGCCTGCCACTCTTACAGTACCACTTCCTGCGTTTACATTTGCCACGTGTGGCGCACAAGGTGGTAATGGTGGAAAGGGGTGTGATACCGTAGGGTCACCAACTCTAGCGATTAATATACTATTCGCTCTTACAGTTGATTGTCCAGGTGTATCTAAAGTAGTAGTACCTGTACATATATGACCTGTACTTAAACTATCGCCTTTACGACTAATTGCTGGCATATCTACTTTTATCTTTCGCCTCTTTTGCTGCTTTTAGTGCTAATCGTTTTTTTTCTAATATCGCAGCTTCTCTAATTTTTCTACCCATAGGTATTTGTACTGATTGACTAATTTGTTTACCTTTTTTACTAATATATTCAACACTTATGAATTTATCTTTGTAATCGCCTTGTACAGACATTACTGCTTTCTTTAAACTCATTGCTTCTTTTTCTTTTTCTTCACCTGCTTCGTTCCAAAACAGGAATTTTCTCATTTTTGCCATAATTTTCTATGCTCCATTAAATAAATCTTCAGGACTTGTTGGTTTTTCTTCTATTTCTTTGTGTCTGCAGTGTGTACAACAGACAGTTAATTCTTTTTGACCATAATCTTGTAAACAAAAGCCTTCACAATGGCATTTGTGTCCGCAATTTTGGCAAAAAATTTTCATACTACTATTTATTCGTTAAAAATTACATTTAAATTGCGCATATAAATCGCCATCTTTCAAAAATCTGCCGATTCGTTTTCTAGTTTCCGAATCTTTGTAGTTAATTTGATGAAAATTTGGAAAAATATCACAATTTATTAGTTTTTTTGAACAATTAGAACAAAACAAGAACAAAAAAACCAAAAAAATGTTGAAAAATAAGGGTTTTTTAACCATTTTTTACCATTTTTTACTGTACTTTTGTATTTATACCCTATATTATATACGCATATGACAACAAAAGGACAAACTATGAAAAAGAAAACAAAGAAAAACAAATTATCAAAAGATGATTTGATGAAAGATAACGTAAAATTTATGACTGGTAGTGAAGATAACGCTATTAGTGATGAAGACTATGCCATTTGTGAGGCGTTAGCGCAAGATGGTGAATCAATTGAAGAATACGCAATATAAGGAGTATAACTATGAAAAAAATATATGAATATTTAACAATTACTTTATTTGTTGTTGGTCTTATGTCTTTAATAGGTGCTGCTGGTGCCGTTGAAGCAGATCAATGGTTACTAGGTGGGAGTATGGCGTTACTAGGTGTTGCGTTTTCAATACTTGGTTTATACTCGCAAGAAATGTATAAGGAGGCAAAATAATGATAAATGTTAATTGGTCTGCGAAGACTTTAGATGAAGGTATCTCAAATATGATGAGTGGTGCCAAAGCTGACTATGAGAGAATGTCAACTAGTAATTTTAAAAAAGAGTTGACTGGTTATTCTAAAGAACAAGTTGATAACTGGGATAAAAAAACAAAAATAAGTGAAGGTAAAAAGTACATTAAGGTTGTACAGGATACTGGTGTTTTTGCTTTTATTATGAAAGAAGACTCAGGTCATCTTAAAAAAGGTGACATACTAAAAGCAGCTGGTTATAACAAACCCTCTTTAAACGCAGCTAGAGGTAATGTATTAACTGGTAATTATTATATTCAATGGACTGGTCCATTATATATGGATAGTCAAAGAAGATTAAGAGCATAACTAGAGGAGGACTATATGAGTGATCTTAAATTTAACGATTTACCTAAAATCTTAAAATGGATTAAGGAACCTAGTCATTCTGAACATCTGTTTATTATTGAACAGACTTTAAAGAGTGTCAAGGCTGATCAGTTTAAGGTAGGTACTAAAGTGACTTTTGGTAGAGCCAATGGTCAAAAGCGTATGGGTATCATTGAGAAGTTTGGTCGTGTTAAAGCGGTTGTAAACTGTAATGGTGCGAAGTGGCGTGTGCCATTTGATTTAATGTCGGTGGTAACTGAATAATGGAACCTATCTGTTACATATTTCTAATGTTATGGTTGATGGGAGTATCATCATAATGGACAAATATTTAAAGTGGGTGGCGACAGCATTCTTAATGATTGGTGTCGGCGCCAACTCTCTCGCAATCTATCCTGCGGGACCTCTATTTACATTAGCTGGGGGTTTAACCTGGTTAATCGTTTCTATAATGTGGAAAGAAGCCGCATTGATTACTACTAATCTAGTGTTGTCAGCAATCACTATCATAGGATTAGTTTACACTTATATTCATTAAAGAGCAATCGTAGTTTAATGGTAAAACATCTGCTTGTGGCGCAGAAGTTGATTGTTCGATTCAATCCGATTGTACCAGTTTTAGATTAAGTGAGAGGTGAGTTATATGTGGAGGAACTCACCTCTCTGTGGTGTGGTAAAACTATTTATACAACTTTACCAATTGTTTGTGGATTTAACTGATTTATGTCCTAACACTTTACCTTTATTTGTACCGTGTTTGACAACGTAACCAGATGTTCCATTTCCATTTATATCAACTTCTACTCTGCCCGAGAATAAAGTCTTTGCCTTTGATAGTAAAGTTTGCTCTTTACTTCTAGCTTTAAATAAATGGGTGAACCTATCTATCATTACACCCTCCTTGTTAAAGTTAGGTGCGTTCCTTCAGCGACTGCCTACTTCCGACTCTTTTGAGTTGAACGATATTAAGTATTTAGTCAACTTTAGATATTGATTCTTTTGGATTTGCCAAAGGAACTAAACCTAAATCTCTTAAATAACCTCTACTACCGCTTGCTCGTTTTGAAGTAAACTCTTTTACAAATTCATTAATACCTGGTATAACACCAACGTGTTGATTTTTTACATAAAAGTATAATGGTCTACTAATTGGATAAGAACCATCTTGTATTGCTTTTAAAGATATTTCTACACCCTCTATTTTATGAGCTTGAACTTTATCTTTTGAATTATCATAATAAGAAAAACCAAAGATACCAAAGTATGTTGGCTCACCTACTAACTTGTTAATAATCAAAGTATCATTTTCACCCACTTCAATAAC